GAAGTGGGCACAAGCACCACAACATTTAATCCAGATAGGGACAGGGAGCGCAAAGAAAAGCTCAATATGCGTAAGCTCAAGACCCTAACTTCAGAGGTTGATTTCTATAGGGATAAGTTTCGTGGTGCGATGCCAACATGTGTTCGTAATAGGTTGAGTCGATTAGAAGATGTTATCAATGCGAAAACCGCAATTTATGAGGAGGCGTTAAAGAATGATTAAAGCACTAATGATTATTACAATGGTATCTGGCACAGAGTATACTGCCAAGCTGCCTAGTATGGATGAATGTTTGAAAGAAGTCACCCCTGTCGAATCACAGGTAGATGTGAAGAGTGCAGCATGTATTCCAAGGACAAACAACAGCAGCCTTCCAAAAGAATTATTTGGACGATGGTTGGATGTCGTCCTACAATTGGAAGAGCAAAGGGGGTGGGATCAACCTTGCTCTGTGGATGGAATTGGTATTCAAGACTACTATCCACCAAAACCATAAATAACAGTATGATTGCAATAACACAACCAGCAAAGGATTACATGGCCTCTGTTTCAAACGGGGGTCATGTTACACTTGGAGTCAAGTCTGGTGGATGCGCTGGATTTGAGTATATCTGGGGGCTATCGACAGATGAGGGTATTGATGATGTAAATTGGTCAGAACCCATAGAGGATGTTTTGATTGTTGATCCACTAGCAGAGATATATATTATCGGGTCAGAGATAGATTATGTTAATGAATTAGGTGGTAGTTATTTAAAGATAGTAAACCCAATGCAAACATCCAGTTGTGGCTGTGGTGCATCTTTTGGAGTATAACGATGTATGAGTATAGTTGCAAAATTGTAAGAGTAGTGGATGGTGACACAGTAGACGTTGACATTGACCTTGGGTTTGGTATGTGGATGCACAAGGAACGCATCCGGTTGCATGGCATCGATACGCCAGAAAGCAGAACAAGAGACTTGGTAGAGAAGAAGTTTGGTCTTAAAGCAAAGAAGATGGTGGAGACATACATGCCTGTTGGCTCCACTCAAACACTAGTCACAGTGCAAGACAAGGCTGGTAAATACGGTAGAATACTAGGTAAGTTCAAGATACACGATGGAAAAGAAGATAGACAGACAACTTTAAATGAATGGATGATTGAGAACCACTACGCTGTGGCATATCATGGTCAATCCAAGGAAGCAGTAGCAGATGAACATCTTAAAAACTATCAAGAAATCGTTGAGGGTGTCGATATTACTCAAGATGAGCTTGATATCTATATTAATTCTCGCTCTTAATGGTTGTATAGCTGTAACTGTCATTAGTGGAATCATTGGTGGTGTTGATTCTGTGGCAAAGGAAATCAAGATAAATAAACTTGAGAAAAAACTTGATGAACTAGAAAATAAAGGAACAGAAAATGGAACCAAATTGGAACCGACTGTGGACAAAAGCACACAGAAAGATATGCACCAGAGATGAGTTTGTAGCTAAATTTGATGAAGTTCATGACAACAGCGAGGACTACATTTATGAGTATGTCTCTGCAAACGAGTGGAATGACAATAATCCAGAAGAGGTGTATTTCAAGATAAGTAAGAGACAAGTTTCTTACGACAATTAATTGTGGAGTTTATATTATGGAAAGTTATATACGTCAATATTATGATGTATTGGATAAGGAATTTTGCAAGACCTTAATCGAAAAATTTAATGAATGTGAAGGCAATCAATTATCTACCTTGCCAAAAGAGGGTAGACAATTTACAGAGATTACACTCATGGAAAATATGGGTGTCTTTGAAGATGAATTTGATGTATGTCTCAATTCATTTCAAAATGTCATAGAAAAATACAAAGAAGATTTGTGTATCCGTAGTATCAATTCTGAATATAGTGAGGGCACAAGCGCATTATGGCCAGAAAAATATGGTATGGAAGGCATAAAAATTAAAAGGTATCTCGACAATGATGTTGACATGTTTGACTGGCATGTTGACGTTAATGATGGTCAATCTAATGCCAGATTTCTAGCATTTTTTGTGTATCTAGATGACAATGAAGCTGGCAGCACAGAATTTGCTGATAAAGAAATTGATTGTGTTGCTGGTTCAGCATTGGTTTTTCCTCCAATGTGGCCTTGGTTGCATCGTGGTAATAAACCTATCAAGAAACCCAAATACCTACTGCAAAGCTATCTTCATTACCTGAGTTCAGAAGAACTTGGTGAACCAAGCCAATGGGATGTTGAAACTGTGCATAGATTTTGGGGAGCAAATCGAAAGAGGGAAGCTATAGATAGATTGCGTGACCTTCATAAAAAGTTTCCTAACAGTGAGCAAGTAAATCGTTTGATGGAGATGATATATGAAGGATGAATATACTTTTGTTGCAAAAGAGGAAGAGGGTGATGATTTAGCGTCAATTTGTATCATCAATAATGGAAAATATCATGGTGTTGTATACAAGTATGGTGTGGTAAGTGTTGCTGAAGAAGAGGATGAAAATGGAAATTTACCACTTCGATTTGAGTATGACATAGTAGATAATTGTGGTGTATCAAAAGAAGAGTTTGATGAGGAGTTTTTTACCCTCATAGGTGATATTTTGGTGAATATTATTGACACTCAGGATGAGGATATAGATGATGATGAAGAGGAAGAAGACGCAATCTAGATTTCTAGAGGCATTTAGCCCTACCATAATGGAATCTACGGTTCCTAAGAGATTTATAGACATTGTGAATGATACTGGTGATGCTGTTTTGAGTGATAAGCAGAAGAGTGTTCAATGGGATTGGTCGCACAAGCTTGTTGGTAAGGTGAGCAAAGAGGTTCAAATACCTGTAGCAAATAGTGACGACAGGGACTTCCTGTTCAAAGTCATGCGACAATCGTGTTTGGATTACCTCAAGTACATCATATCAAAGAATAGGTCATACAAGTGGAGTGAGATTGCTGGGGCTGGTGTAAAACCTACACTCGACAACATCCATCTGACACACAGTTGGATTGTTAGTCAGTACGCTGGAGAGTATAATCCATACCACCATCACAGTGGTGACTTCTCTGCTGTAATCTATTTGAAGATACCACCAAAGATGCAAGAAGAGCTTGACAAAGAGCTTGAAGACCACTATCCTACTAATGGGCTCATTGAGTTCATGTATGGTGAGACACAGGACATGAGAACCAACTATCTAAAGTTCAAGCCAGAGGTTGGGAAACTGTTAGTGTTCCCATCATACCTAAAACATTTTGTCTATCCCTTCTACAGTGAGGGAGAAAGAAGGAGTATGAGCTTCAACGCTCATATGAAAGTGTGACATAATTGCAACAAAATAATGCTTGACAATATCAATCATATGTCATATAATGGTTATAGTGAGAAAACAATAGAGAGTATTTATTATGACAGCACCAAAGGGAAGTGATTCCTTCACAACAAAAGAGTCGAAGGCTTCAGAGGAAATCCATACTCTATGGGTTAGTGAAGTGGCCAGTGAGTTTGACAACTTAAAGATTGAAAAGAGCATCACAGTTGAATCTGTGATTGGTAAATGCCCGGAATATGCCTTGAAGAAAAATGGTAGATCGAATGAGATCAATGCTGATGGTGGGTTTATCTTTAAGCTAGTAGATGGTAAGTGGAATCTTGCAGGGGTTGCAGAGAACAAGTTCCAGACTGCAAGAGCTAATGCAGTTGAACGTGCCAGTAAGTATGCTCTTTTCTTGGACAGATGGCGAATTTTCATTAGTTGTGCTGGTGAAGGTTTTGTCAAGGGGTCTGATATTGGTGTTGGTGGTTCATCAACAGGTACATTTATTGACCTTGCAATCAACGGAGGTGTGACCTTGTTAGAAAATGTTACTGATGAGAGTACATTTAAGAATGCACTTCGTACATGGATGCGCTCACTTTGAAACCTTTATTCATGTGGGCGGGTGGTAAGAACAAGATGCTCAAGCATTACAAGCCACTCATGCCATCATCTGTCGAGTCATACTGTGAGCCATTCTTCGGTGGTGGTGCGATGTTCATATATGTAATGAACACGTATTCACCTAAGTATGCTCGTATCAATGACATAAATCCAGACATTGCGAGAATCTATAGTTCAATTAAAAATGATCTTGTCGATTTTACTCACCGTCTGGACGCATTGGAATCAATCTATATTCCAATGTCAAAGGAAGATCGTAAAATATATTACTATGAAGTGCGTCATGAACATGCATACGACTATGAGACATGGAGTCCAGCATATGAGGCAGCAACATTGTATTTTCTAATGAAGACGGGGTTCAATGGCATATTTCAAATCAATCAAAACACCAATGGACGATATGGTACACCATCTGGATTGCTAAATCAAAAGGATAAGGTGTATGACCGTGATGTATTGCAATGGTGGCATAACGCATTGCAAAAGACAGAAATATATTGTGGTGATTGGAAAGATGCGGTAGAGAATTGTCCAGAGGATACATTCTTTTTCTTTGATCCGCCTTACCGTGAGTCATTTGCTAACTATGGTAATGGATTTAGTGATGAACAACTGATTGACCTAATATCATTCTGCGATAAACAAACCTCTGTTATGATGAGTAATCGGGATGATGAGGATTGGTTTGCAAAACAGAATCACACACTAAAGAGTGTCAACTTTGATATATTCTACACTGCTGGTAGACGAAAGAAAACTGTTGAAGGGTATGACGCAAAGAAAGCAAGAGAAATCCTGTTGTACAGGACAACGGGCGGGCTAACGAGGCATATGAATGACAACAATTGAACAAACGATTTTGACAAATCTGATATATAATGAACAATACACAAGAAAGGTGCTGCCCTTCATCAAGGGTGACTATTTCTCTGACAGGATAGAACGAACTGTCTTTGAAGAGATACAGAAGTTCGTAGATAAATACAACGATCTACCAAACCAGAACGCTCTAGAGGTCGAACTGGACAGTCGTAATGACTTGAATGAGGATGATTACAAACGGGTGTTATCAGTAGTTAAAACCCTTGAAGAAGACGATAATGCGAACTTTGATTGGTTAGTAGAGACAACAGAAGATTTTTGTAAAGATAAGGCGGTGTACAATGCAATTGTGGATGGGATTAAAATTATTGATGGAAAGGATAAAGAACGAGGTGTCGATTCTCTGCCAAGTATTCTTACTGAAGCCTTGGCTGTTGGTTTTGATAACCGTGTTGGTCATGATTATCTATGCGATGCAGATTCCCGCTTTGAGTTTTACCATAAGGTAGAGGATAAGATACCATTTGATCTGGACTTCTTCAATCGTATCACCAAGGGTGGATTACCACAGAAGACACTGAACATTGCCCTTGCAGGCACTGGTGTTGGTAAGTCGCTGTTCATGTGTCATATGGCAGCAAACTGTCTAAGCCAGAACAGAAGCGTCCTATACATCACTCTGGAGATGGCTGAAGAGCGTATAGCTGAACGTATTGATGCAAACCTCATGAATATCTCTATAGATGATCTGCATGAGTTACCCAAGCAGATGTATGATGATAAGATGAAGGCCATTACACAGAAAACAACTGGACAACTTATCATCAAGGAATATCCTACTGCATCAGCACATAGTAACCACTTTCGAGGACTGATCAAAGAACTTGCTATCAAGAGGTCATTCAAACCAGATATCATCTTCATTGACTATCTAAACATATGTGCATCATCAAGATTTAAGGCGAATGGAAATGTCAACAGTTACATGTATATCAAGGCAATTGCTGAAGAACTTAGGGGACTCGCAGTTGAAACAAACGTCCCGATTATGTCGGCTACACAGACCACAAGGAGCGGGTTCTCCAATAGTGATGTGGGCTTGGAAGATACGTCAGAATCTTTTGGTCTGCCTGCTACGGCTGACCTCATGTTTGCGCTCATTAGTAATGAGGAACTTGATGAACTGAACCAGATTGCGGTGAAGCAACTCAAGAACC